TATTGTGGAAACAGTTCCAGAAGAGCCTCTGTATTTCAGAACTCCGCTTTCTACGTACAGAATTCCTCCAGCAATGTTTGCAACTGGAGCTGTACTATTAAGTATATTTAATTGATTGTTGCTTAGTACGTTTGTACCCTGAGAACCTGTTGAACCTTGTGTACCAAGTAAGCCTTGTGTACCAACTAATCCTTGTATACCTGTAGTTCCTTGTGTACCTTGAGCTCCTGTAGTTCCTTGTAAACCAATTGTTCCTTGAGCACCTTGGCTTCCAAGTAATCCTTGTGTACCTTGATTACCTAAACCTTGTGAACCAGTTTGTCCCTGTAGACCTTGAACACCTTGATTTCCACGAGGACCTTGTAAACCTTGAGTACCAGTAGTTCCTTGAAAACCTTGAAACCCTCTTGCACTTTGAACGCCTTGCGTACCTTGTCGTCCTTGTACACCTTGCACACCTTGCATAGTTGCGTTAGAACCTTGGTTACCTTGTACACCCTGTACGCCTTGATTTCCTTGAATACCAAGTGTGCCTTGAGTACCTTGCGTACCACGTTGTCCTTGAATTCCTTGTATTCCTTGTACACCACGATTACCTTGAATACCTAAAGTTCCTTGTGCGCCTTGCGCACCATGATTGCCTTGAATACCTTGAGTACCTTGTGATTGATTAAATCCACCACCTTGCAAACCTTGTGTACCTTGACGTCCTTGTACGCCTTGTGTACCCTGTCTGCCTTGGATTCCTTGTGTACCAAGTTTTGCGTCTAAATAATCTAAAGCTGTATTAAGAGTTGTGCCCCAATTAGAAGCACCAACAACTGGTTTAATAAGTGGCACTATTCATCTCCATACGTATCTTCGTTGTAAGCTCCTGCATCATAACCGTCATTAGCAGATGCGTAAGCCAAAAATTGAGTATCGTTAACTGCTTCTTCAGGCATAATTTGAATACAGTCAACTACAACAAGAGTAAACCGTTCGGCAACAATTCCCTTTTGTTGAACCTTATACGGTCTGTAGACTTGTCCCTGCCATATAATTCTACCTCTATTTTGCACATCAGGATTACCAAGAACACCTGGTGCAATAGTATTTAAATCTTCTCCGTGCAATGTTAAGTGCAAATAATCTCCACCGTAGAAGCCTCGTTCTGAGTTTGGCACTGGGCCTTGAGTAATAACTGCTCTTAATACAGGAAGAGTGTATGGGCCTTTCCAATAACGCCCTACACCTGGGTCAGTTCCAGCTGTGTCATAAATTGGGTCTACGGTCGATACTGCGGGGTCGTATACATACCAAAGCGCTTGTGTACCTATAGGACGTTGATAATCTTCATTAAAACCAATAAGGATGCTATCGGTCTCAAAATCGGCATCAAAACGGCCGCCTGGTTTATGTGCACGCATTAAACTAGTTTATCTTTTAATTGCCTTCTATCTAACCCAAATCATCCCAACATCTGCAGTAGGTCTAAGACCTGCTTCTTGCCACAATCCAGCTTCCCAAATAGGTGCGTTTTCCTCAATCCATTTAGGCAATTCTTCTGCTTTATCTAAAGAAATGTAGTTAATAGTAGGTTCATCTAAATGATTAACAATAAATTGTGGTGCCCATTCTGTGTAACCTAATCCTTGTAAATATTTTAATTGGTTAACGTGGTCAGGAACTGTCTCTTTAGTCCATTCAAAACAAAGGTTTCCATGATGTTGAGTCATTCCTTTAAACACAGCCCATTCAGCGCCTTCTACATCTATTTTTATTAAATCAGGTTTTCCATAAGTTTCAACTAATCTATCTAATGTAATAGTAGATACTTTTATAGTTCTAAATTCTTTACCAGCATAAGGTAGCTCTGAACTAGTTAACCAGTCTTTATTAAGAGTAGACAATCCATCTTCTACACATTCATAAAACTCAACTAAATCATCATTAGTATCAGACACAGCAAACCTAAGAGGAGTTATTAATGGGTGATAAATAAATTGTTTTACTAGTTCTGCATAGACCCTAGGAGCAGGCTCTAATGCTATTACTTCATAGCCTTTTTTTAATCCCGCTAAAGTAGCGTCTCCTCTATTAGCTCCAATATCAAACAGCAACATTAATCCTCGCTAAGTTACTCTGAACCGATGCTTTATAGTCAGGAGATATATCCATAACATCTAGTTGTTTAAATATTTCTGCTGATTCGTCTTTGCGACCTATCCACCAAGCAGACACTGCTTTTTCAAATAGTAAAACATATTCTCCGTGGTAATCAGTATTCATAGGTAAAGGTTCTAATTCTAATTTAGAAAACGTTAATCCTACTTGAGCAAAAGTATAGGCTTCTTGCCATTGACCAGCTCTTTCATGAAATCTAGATAAAAAGAAATATCCTTCTGGTCTGTTAGGTATATGAGAAATAGCTTGAAGTATGCAATTACTTACAGTGTGAGCTCTATCTTTTTGGTCATCAAAACATACTGACATTCTTAATAATGCACTATAAGCAAGTAATGGATGTGATTCATACCCGTACTCTGCAGTTCTTAAATAAAAAGAAACAGCAGAAGCAGTTTGGCTTAATTCATCATATTTTTTAGCAATTTCAAAATTAAGTGCTGGGTTATACATATCATGAGCAGCAGACTTAACTAACTCTTCAATTGAACTCATAAGTCAAAGCCTCCATAATCATGTCTTCCACTACGCCTCTAGGGGTTCTTAGAACAAATGCAGCATTATCTTGGAATCCAAAACTTATTAGTAAATCGCCTTGAAACTCTGCTATACCCACGCAGAATTCTACGCGGCCATCAAGAAATGTAAACTTGTTAGGAGATAACCCTACCAGATTTAATTGGTCATCCCAAACTGCCAATCTATGAAAGTATAGACCATCTTTTTGTCCTAAGTAATTTTTAAACAATATAACTTCGTGATGGATAGATATATACATATTTCCCCAACGTATTAATTGAGAACTACCACGTTGGTCTGATGGGGGAGTTAAGTTCTGTCTAAAAGATACTTGGTCACATTTAGGCTCTGTTGGGTGAGCCCTAACTACTTCTACTGGAGAACACCATTTAATAAAATGATAGGGCTTATCTAATATAGGAACCCAATTCTTTTCACAATAAGAAGAATTATCTCCAGGGGTTGGAATACGTAATCTTGATACTTCTTTAACATTCCAATTTGCCTTATCTATTTCAATCTTAGATAGTTCCATACGACCTTCGCCATTAGTTGTCGTATCTCTTCTAACTCCTATTAAGTAGTAGTCGTTATCCCATTGAACTAAACGGCAATCTTCTTCTCCTACAAATTCCCATATAGGAGGTACGTCTAGAGCAGAAGTATCTACTTTGGCATAGTCTGTCATTTTTAAGTTCTTATCAAGACGACATAAGTAGTTAGTAGTAACTAATCTTAAATCTTTTTCTGGATGTAAATATGAAAGTGGGCCCCACCTAGAAGAAAACAATTGTTTATTTTCAGCATGGTAAAGGGTGTAGTTAACGTGCCTTAGATTGACTAGAATATCTCCATCATTATCAATAAAGATAGATGGGTTCATTAAACCTGTGCCTGATGTAAGGCCTTTAGATATAACTAACGGTGCTAGTTCTCCACCGTATTGAACGGCTCTTTGTACAAGGTTCATAAAACAAGTGTACCCCACCAGTTATCTGATGGGGTACGGCTTGACTTATCGAAGGGTTATGCTTGAGCTTCTGTCCAGGTTAAGCGTCCTACTACTTGTTGGGCAGTTGTTGAAATGTTAGTTACAACAATTGTTAAAGTATCAGGGCCGTCTGGGTAGACACCGTTATTTACATAAGGGCCTCCACCACCAAGGATTGAGTTTCCTAAATCACGAACATCTGACAAGTTCAATGTAGTTGTTGCGTTTGTTAAGAAACCTCCTGTTACTTCACCACCTTGTAGTACTACAGGGCTACCTGTTGCAGCGATTGTTGAGTAATCAGCAATCTGAGCAAAAGTTGAGTTTGGAGTAAATCTTTGTCCTCTAATTGCATCAGTCCATAACAAGTTACTTGCTGATAATGGATTGAATGGAGTACCGTTCAAGAATGCTTGTACAAGAACGTTACCTGTTGTTGTGGACAAGAGGGATACACCAAGTGCTCTTAACTGTAGCTGAGTACGGTTAATAATTTCACGAGCACCAAATGCTGCAGGAACACCGTTGTCAATAGATGGGGAGATACGGATTGACAAGAGTGCTTTAGTTGAAGCACCTGAGAATGTTAGTGCTGTTGAAGCAAGTGACACAGCGTTGTTAAGAACAATTGCTGTACCAGATGTTACAGACACTACGAATGTACCTCTTGGAACTGCTGTACCAGCGTCAGTTACATACATACCAGGCACAATGTTTGTG